ATGGCTTTTTTAATAAAAGACTTTCCAAACAAAATAGTTGCTGGATTAAATGCTAACAGCAAGTTTGATAAATTTTTCTATCGCTTCAAAGTTGATAAAATAGAGAAACGAGGCTTAATTAATTATTCTGAAAAAAGTTGGAATAAAAGAGATAGATTAGAATATGCAAAAGTTGAATTTTCAAAGAAAAAAAAAGAAGCAAAAAGTAGTGTAGATACAGACTTAACAGTTAATGATATTGTAGAACTTTATTTTAAAACAATGCAAGAAACTAACTATAAAAAAAATCGCAAATCATACTATGATAGAAAAGTAAAACCTAAAATTGGAAATAAAAAAGCAAAAGACATACTGCCAATGCACATACAAGACATTGTTGATATAAATATTAAGAATGGTGACAGTCCTGGAACTGCAAAACAAATAATAGAAGTATTATCTCCAGCATTTAATATTGCGAGAGCCAACAGAATAGTAATCCATAATCCTTGCTTAGATGTCAAAATAAAAATGCCAAAAACCAAAAAAATTGTTGTAAATGCTACAGATAGATTAACGAGTATTTACAAAGCAATAATGAAACTGTATAGTGATAACCCATATTATAGAGCTTTTTTCTTATTAGCACTTCAAGGACGAAGAAAAGGCGAAATAATAAATCTTAGATGGGAGCATATCTCTTTTGAATATGATTACTACTTTTTAGCAGATACAAAAAATGATGAAGAACAAAAAGTTTATTTACCCCCAAATGTAAAAGCAGCATTAAATGAGTTTGAGCAAAAAAGCGGTTGGGTATTTGAGTCACCTATAAATCCCGGTAAAAGATTGAATGATGCAAAAAGACAAACAGCAAAATTAAAAGAAGAATTAGGCGAATGGTTTACAATGCACTATACACGAAATGTTATGGTTTCAGCTATGGCAGAGCAAGGAGTAGATGCAATTTATATGAGTGGAGCTTTAGGACATAATGACCCAAACACAATTACTAAATATCTAACTATGAATTACTTGCACGGATCTAAAATTGCAAGTAATATGATACAGGGGTAATAAAATGATACAAGATAATAATATGATAGCTAAATGGATAAGGTATATTTCAGAACAAGGTAATCTAATTGATTATCTTCTTGTAGAAGATAATGATTTTCATAGCTTAAAAGCCAAAATAGAAGATATGGAAAGTAGAAAATGGTACATGCTACCACCAGCAGATATAAATAAAATTGAAAGTAAAATCAAAAAACTTGCTGAAAGAATCCCTAGTGTAAAAATAGGTGTAGAGATACTCAACAAAACAAATGCTGGTTCTTTTTTTTGGGAAGATGATTTAGAGAAAGCATATTTTGTGATACAACTTATTGAATCTAATATTTTAGTAAGAAATTTAATCAAAGAAAAAGATTTTGAAATAGCAATGAAGACACAATTTTATTATGTAGTACAAATATTTAAAAAACATCTTGATATAAAAAAACGAACAGCACTTGAAAAATATGCAAATATCTTTATTACTATAATGTTTGAAGAGCTAAAAGAACGACAATATAAAATTACAAGCAAAATTCATGATGAAAATTATAAAAAACTCATACTAAAATACTACAAATAAAAACCCAATTCTTAAACACAAAAACACTTATTACACAGTAAATACTTCAAACCTTAAACTCACTTAAGGTTTGTTATAAACATAATTAAGATTATTTATAAATACCACTTAAACCTCACTAATGTTTTAATTCAAATAACAATTAATTGATTCCAAACAAGCCTCTTATAAAGCTAATAAGAGCATAAGGGTATCCCAATGGATATTTTAAGCAGATGGCTAACACCTGATGATGTAGCAAAACCAACAAGTGAGGGTGGATACGAAATCCCAAAACAAACTCAATCAAAAATGCGTATGGATAAAAAAATACCATTTTCAAAATTGAGTAAAAAATATGTACGCTATGACCGTATCGAGTTAGACAAATGGCTAGAGAGTCATGCAGTCGTAAAGGCGGTATGAGATGGCAAAGAAAAAAACAACTCATAAAATAAGACTTTTAAAAATCTTCTTAAGTGGTGGAACTTTTATTAGTAATGATGGTTTTGCAAGTAATGCAAATCAATACCCAAGAGATATTAAACAGCAAGGGATTGAATTAATCGAATGGTACGAGCCAACAGAGGGCAGACACAAAAGAAGAAAACTCAATATGACCGATGAAAACATAGAGAGAACTAAAAAGTATTTAAACGAACTTTTAGGTATTCCTAATGAAGCCAAGAATAGTAAATCTTGACTCATTTAACTTTTCTAGCGAAAAATTAGAAGATTATTTTTGTAGTGATGATTATATCATAGAAACAGTCAAAAGTATAGGTTTATTTAATCCTAATTTATGGAAAAAAGAGTTTAAAAAATCTCTCACTAGAAACATAGTGGAAGCTAAAATTCTTTATACATCAATGGGCTTAATATTACCAATAAAGCGACACAGTAGAAGCCAAAACAAGCAAACTTTAGAACTTGCAGGGCTTCACGGTTACAATGAGAAATCAAAGCTTTTAAGTGAGCTACTAAGTGATTTAATTGAGCATATACAAGATGAGAATATTGTCCGGCTTGATGTAGCGATTGACTTCAAGGGCAAGATACCAAACAAAGTTATAAAAAAACTTTGTGAGGATAGAGAGCCTAAAAGATTTTGGAATACAACTTACTATAAAAGTAAGAGTGAGAAAAAATCTAACAATCGCTTAAATATCAAGAGATACAATAAGTCAAAAACTAAAAATGACTCTCAAAATATCGAAAGATTAGAATTTGTATTTTTGAGTAGTTATCTAGGAAAGTTACAAGTGAAAGATATTGAAAAATCTTTTGCAAAAATGGCGAAAACTATTAAACGATTTAGTGGACTAGAAGTAAAAATTCTATCCCTATAAGTTATATAATAAGTTTTTTCACATAAACATCAGCTTTAGCCCAAGATTTAGGGCTTTAGAGGACTTGAAAAAAGTAACAAAAAATAAGGACAAAAAAAGATGAAAAATAAAGAGATAACAACGTACCAAAACAAGTTAAGTGACCTACTAGACACGTGTGTTTTTTTTCAAGACATCGAAGCACCAGTAACAAGAGAAATGTTTGAAGAGAAATTCAATAAAATGGTACGAGATGCTTTTGAATTTGTTTCATTAGACTTGCATGAAAATCATTTAGGTTTTACTCTTGACTTTAAAGATAGTGAGGTTAAGAATGAAAGAGAATCTACTTTTGTAACTTTAGCAGAACCAAAAGGACTTTATGCAGCAGATGCAGCAGATGATTACGAACCTATAAAAGTACATGCAATTATACAAGATACTAAAACGGGCAAAGTATTTGTATCAAATAAGAAGCGTGGAACAACAGAGTTAAATTTTGATTTTGTAGGAAATAAAGAAGATCTATACAAGCATATAATCCAAGAAAGAGAGAAGCTTATTGTTAAAGTATCAAACCTAAGTATCTCATAACCGTATCCCTCAACTAAGAGGGGCGGAATCTAAAAAAGGAGAGTTTAGGGTAAATAACGTCCTAAACACCTAAGTATATCGAAACCTTTATCAATTGTTTACTTTTTAATCAGTTTAATGTATAATATTTATACAACTATGTAAAAAAAAGGGTTTTTATGGATTTAGCAACTATTAAACATCATTTGTATGTAGAGCATGATTTAGATGATAATTTAATTACTCAATATGCAGATGCAGCCGAAACCGTAATATCTTCTTATCTTCACTCAAACTATGACGAAACGAACAAAGCACATGAACAAGCAAAACTTTTATTAGTTGGTAGTTGGTACACATTTAGAGAAAATGAAAGCACTCTCTCTTTGTCTCAGTTACCAACGGGTATTAAGTTTATACTTGATATGGAAATGAGTGTAGCAATATGAAGTTAAGAGCTGGAGAGTTAAGACATCAAATAACAATCCAAAGATATACATCAACACAAAATGATTATGGCGAAATGGAAGAGAGTTGGAATGACCTCTTCACTATACGTGCTAAGGTTAATCCATTTAGTGGTAAAGAGGTATTTCAAAGCGATACAGTAATCGCAAAACTATCTCATAGGGTATTCATGCGATACAAAGAAGATGTAAAGCCTCAGGATAGAGTGGTATTCAATGGTAGATTATTTGATATTGAGTCAGTAATTAACCATGAAGAGAAAAATATTTCTTTAGAGCTTTTATGCTTAGAGAAATACTAAAACAAAAGGATATACAAATGTTAAAAAAATTAAGACTTGAAAGAGAAACACACACTAAGAAAATGAGTGATATTGCAGGAACTGAAAGAGCAGCCGGTAAAGGTATGACAGATGCAGAGAAAACAGATTTTGACACAGCATCAGCAAGAGTGAAAGAGATTGATAGTGAAATCTCACGATTAGAAGAATTAAGAAGCTTTCAAACTGCAACAGCAGTTGAGGCACACTCTGATAATGATGTAGAAGAGTTTAGAAACTTCCTTAAAAATGAAGAAGTAAGAACTCAGACAGTAGGTACAAATACAGCTGGTGGTTTTACAGTTGGTACAACAGTAGCTAATCGTGTTATCGAAGCCATGAAAGATACAAGCGGAATGATTGCAAGTTCTTCAAGTATTTCAACATCAACGGGTGGAGAGTTATCATATCCTACAATGGACGACACAGCAAATGAAGCAGAAATCGCAGCAGAAACAGATGCAAGACGTACTGGTCCAGACGTTGTATTTGGAAGTATCACTTTAAAATCTTTTGTATTTGATTCAGGGATTATTAAAATCTCAAATGAATTAGTACAAGATTCAGCGGTAAACATTGAGCAGATTGTAATCTCTCAGCTATCAAATCGTATTGCTCGTAAATTAGAAAAAGATTTTACAGTAGGAGTTGGAACAACAGCACCGAGTGGATTACTTACTCAAACTACTTTAGGAGTTACAGCAGCAGCAGTTGATGCAGTTACAGCAGATGAATTATTAGACTTACAGTTTTCAATAGATGATGCTTACGGTTCTAAAGGCTCATACATGATGAACAAGAACACACTACTTGCAATCAGTAAGTTGAAAGATGGACAAGGTAACTATTTAATATCAGGAAGAACGCTATTTGAAAAGCCTATCAAAGTAAACAACAATATGCCGGATATGGCAACAGGTGTTAAAGCTATTACATTTGGAGATGTATCTCAGTATATGGTTAGAAATGTTCAAGGTTTAAATATCTTCAAGTTCAATGAACTGTATCAAGAGACAAATGAGATTGGTTACAAAGCATCAGGTCGTTTTGATGGAACGCTACTTAATCCAGCAGCAGTTAAACATATGTTAATGGCTTAGATATGAGACCTTACGACACTCACAGATGGAAACAGCTCAGATTACAAGTACTTAGGGATAAGCCACTATGTAAGAGGTGTGAAAATATGGGTGTTGTGAAACTTGCTAAGGTAGTGGATCATTGTATCCCTGCCAGAAGCTATGATGATTTTTTCGACACTTCAAATTTATTTTCAGTATGTACACAATGTCACTCAGACATTACAAAAGTTTATGATAATAGAAATGCCGACAAAGTTATCGAGGGCGATTATGCAGCCGTTAAGTATTCAGGAAGAGAGTTTAATCGTGACTCAATGGGTTTTCCACTTGATGAAGATTTAGACTCTCTATTGCTAGGGATGGAAGTTGTGGGAGCTAAAGACACGCCCCGTCGGTTTGAATAATATGAGATACTCAGCTACACCGACGGTAATCCTCACAAATTTATAAAATGTAAAAGGAGAGAAACGACATGCCACGAAAAAAAGAAGTAACAACAGACAAACTTGATGAAAATGTATTTCAAAAAGAATATTTACAACCCTCAAAAAGTTTAAGACCTAGAGAACTTAAAATATGGAATGAAGTTGTTAAAAGTATGAAACCTAGTTATTTTATAGAGAGTGATAGAACTCTTCTTATGGAGTATATCAAACTAAAAATGATTAGTGATGCAGCTTATTTGCAATTACAAGATTATGGACTTGAAACAGCAGAGGGTAACAGATTAGTAGGAATTATCTCAAAAACGACGGGAGCATTAAGTACAACTTCACAAAAGTTAGGTATTGCACCTAGTTCAAGAGTAAGACATGAAGCTAAAACAAATCGCTTAGAAGCACCTAAAACAGAGTTTGAAGAGTTGCTGGATTAATATGTACAACTACACTATTGCGGATAAAATTATAAAATTTGCTGAATCTCTAAAAGTACCAGAGGGTGCTTTAGTTGGTACAAATATCAAGTTGATTGAATGGCAAAAAGATTTTATTCGTGAAGTGTTTAAAACTAGGAACAACAAAAGAGTTGTTAAGCTAGGATTGTTAAGTATAGGTAGAAAAAACGCTAAGACTACTACAATAGCCGTGATTTTATTAGCACTTATGACTGTAAAAGGACTTGCAAAAGCAAACTCACAACTAGCCTCAGGTGCAAGAAGTAGAGACCAAGCAGCACTCATTTATAATCTTATGAAAAAGTTTATACAATTCAGTCCTATTTTACAAACAAAATTAAAAATAATTGATAGTAAAAAGCTTATTATTAACATGTCAAACGGTGCAGAATTTACAGCATTAAGTGCCGATGCTTCAAATGCTTTAGGTAGAAGTTTATATTTTTATGTACATGATGAAACGGCAAATCTAAAAGAAGATAGTGAGTTTCCCGAATCTCTTATGAGTTCACAAGGTGCTTATGATGATAGTTTATGTATTCATATTTCTACAATCGGGGCAAGTGATACATATTATTTTAATCAGATGATAGAACAATATAAAAGTAATGAAGATGAGTCAGTACATTGCGTATTCTATACAGCACCCGAAAATCACAAAGGTTTATTTACAGACCCCGAAATTTGGAGACAAGCAAATCCAAGTTTAGGATATTTCTTATCAGAGGAAAGTATGAGAGCTTATGCAGACCAAGCTAAGAACATACCAAGCAAAAAAGCTCACTTCTTAAATTACATGATGAATCAAAAGATTAGTAGTGAACAAAGCTTTATACAAGCAAGTGATTGGAAAGCGATTAAACAAGATTTTGACTACTCAGATTATTACGGACTTCCAGCCGTTGCAGGGATTGATTTATCTTTAGGTAGATATGACCTTACAGCACTTGTTATAGTTGTTAAAGTTGGCGAAAATGACTACAAAGCCCTCTCATATACATTTAGTGCAAAAGAGAGCCTAGATGATAATGCAACACGATTAAAAGTACCATTAAGAGCATTATCTATGGATAAAGATGCACATTTATATCTTACTCCTGGTATTACTTTTGACTGGAGCTTTATGGCTACTCAATTTATAGACATATTACAGAATTTTGACATTATTAATATCGGAGTAGATGCGTATAAGTGGGAAAGTTTAAACAGAGAATTAGAGATACAAGGCTATTCAGCACCTATTGAGAAGTTAAGACAGGGTTTTATCTCATTTAATGATTATATTTCAAGTTTAGAAAATATGATTTATGAAAAAAAACTTTCACATAATGGAAACTTCTTTTTAGGTTATGCACTTAGCAATGCAGTAGTTGTTGAAGATGCTGCAAGTAATAGAAAATTAATCAAGCGATCAAGTAACCAAAAAATAGATAACTCAATCTCTTTAGCAATGGCTTGTTATTTAGCCGAACGGGATTTAGCAACATATGATGACGATTTAGTCAGTTTTACAATAATTTAAAAAGGATTTTATATGTTTAAGATATTTGGTAAAAAAGAAGAAAAAAGAAGCTACTCAGCTGCAACAGTTGGAAGTTATTTTGATGATTTAACCTCAGGCGATGCAATGAATATTCCAGCAGTATATTCAGCAGTTAGTATGATAAGCAATGCAGTAGCAAGTGCAAAAATGGAAAATAGCCCTTTAGGTAGAGAACCACAAAGCAACATGAGTTTATATAATTTTATGAGTGTTATATCTAAGAATATTTTACTACATGGAAATGCTTTTGTATTAATTGAAAAAGGAAAATATAAACTACTTGACCCTAAAAATGTATCTTACTTCTATGATAAGGATTATTTTAATATCGTTTATTATCAGCATGGTACAGATAAGATTTATCCCGAAGACATTCTACACTTTAGAAATATAAGTAAAGATAATTTAGGACAAATCGGCTACAGCTCACTTACAAACTTTATAAACTCATTTAGTAGAGTAAAAGCGATGTCAGAATATGAGGGTAATTATCTTATTAATGCTTCACGACCTAGTTTATGGATTAGCACTCTTAAAAACTTGAAAAAAGATGCTATTACAGAACTTAAAACAGCATTTAAAGAAGCTTATCAAGGCACTAAGAATAGTGGAGCAGTACCCGTTCTAGCAGATGGTATGGAGTTACACGAATTAAAAGCTGCGAATACTTTAGTCGATGCAGATTTAGTTCTACTTAAACAAGCAAATTTAAAAGAAATAGCTCAGATATTTAATATCCCCGTGAGTATGCTTGATAATAGTTTGTCAAATTATGGAAATGCAGTTGAAGCAAACTTACAATTTCTTAAAATGACTATACAACCACTTTTAAGCAACATTAGAGATGAAATAAATCTAAAGTTAAGTAGTAATTTATCTTTTGATACTTCTAGCTTTATAGAGGGTTCTTTTGAGCAGAAAATAAATACATTAACAAGTGCAGTAGCCGGTGGAGTTCTTACACCAAATGAAGCAAGAGAGAGATTGAATTATAAAAAGATTGACAATAACAACAAACTATATGCACCAGCTGGAACACCAACACCAAAAACGGGAGTTTAATTATGAATTATAGATGTAATGTGTGTGAGTTTACAATAGAAGATTTTAAAATAAGTGGACTTGCTGCACCTTATGGAAAGTTATCAGCAGATATGGGTGGATTTAGAGAAGTAATTACTCAGGGTGCTTTTGATGATGTACTTGCAACAAATCCGAGTGTTATCGCATGTGTTGACCATTCAAGAGAGAGTGATAAAATTTTAGGCTCAACAGATAGTGGAACTTTAGAGCTTAGAAGCACAGAGAGAGGCTTAGAGTTTACTCTTGATGTGGCTAAAACTTCTTTAGGGCTTGACATATTAGAACTAATAAAGAGAGGAGATTTAACTAAAATGAGTTTTGCTTTTAGTGGTGCAGATGATATATGGACTAATTACGGTAAAGAAACAATCAGAACTATAAATAACTTTGAAAAGTTAAACGATATTTCAATAGTTAAACGACCAGCATATAACGAAACTATTATAAAATAA